GGTGACGGTTATGAACAGCGCCGCCCCACAGGGCTGAATCCTCAACTGAAGACGTTTCAGGCGGTGTTCCGGGTGACGGATGAGGCGACCCGGCGATGGCTGGAAGAGTTTTTATCGTGGCATGGTGGTTACCGTGCCTTTTTGTGGCGACCGCCGAAACATAACCGAACGGTGAGGGTTGTGTGCCGTGAGTGGAGTGTCACGGATAATGCCCGGTACAGTGATTTCAGTTGCACGATTGAGCAGGTAATTTCATAGATTTCCAAGAATTGTATTGTAAATTAATCTTTATTGTTTCATGCAAAATTATTTTTTGTCGTCTTAACAGAAAGTGTGAAACTTGTCTCTTGTTTACATTTTGTTGCATTTAATGAATTGAATTCAGAATTTGTAGTAAAATATTTTAACTGGCGTTCATGACAGCCCAATTCATGAATAGTTCAATTAAAATAAGGAACAAATGATGAAAAAAATGACAGTGGCACTTTCAGCCGTGGCTGCGGCTGTGATTTTTGCAGCTGGTGCGCAGGCTGCGGAAGTATATAACAAAGATAGCAATAAGCTTGATCTGTATGGACGTGTAACGGCACTGCATTATTTCTCCAGCGATAAGGGAAATGATGGTGATCGGACATATGCACGTCTGGGCTTTAAAGGTGAAACTCAGATTAATGATCAACTGACCGGTTTTGGTCAGTGGGAATATCAGTTCTCTGGTAATAAAACTGAATCAGACGGTGCTGCGGGTAATAAGACTCGTCTGGCGTTTGCAGGTCTGAAGTTCGGTGACTTTGGCAGCATTGATTATGGTCGTAACTATGGTATTGCGTATGATGTTGGTGCTTATACCGACGTATTACCAGAGTTTGGTGGTGATGGCTGGACCCAGACCGATAACTTCATGACTGCCCGTACTTCTGGTGTGGCGACTTACCGTAATACTGATTTCTTTGGACTTGTTGATGGCCTGAATTTTGCAGCTCAGTATCAGGGCAAGAATGAACGTGATGACCTTCAGGAAGCTAATGGTGATGGTTATGGTTTCTCTGCCAGTTATGAATATGAAGGTTTTGGTATCGTGGCTGCATATACTAACGCAGACCGTACCAACAATCAGGTGAAAGGCCTGAATGGTACGCAAACAGTAAACGGTACTCAAACAGTTGTTGATTCCGGCAGTGTTGCAAAAGGTAAACACGCTGAGATGTGGGGCACCGGGCTTAAATATGATGCCAACAACATTTATCTGGCGACAATATATTCTGAGACTCAGAATATGACGACCTTTGGCGACAAAGGGGTGGCAGATAAAGCCCAGAACTTTGAAGCGGTATTACAGTATCAGTTTGATTTCGGTTTGCGTCCATCTCTGGCGTTCCTGCAGTCTCGTGCTCAGGATATAATTGTCGGTGGTAAAAACTATGGCAATCAGGATCTGGTTAAATATATTGATGTGGGTACAACATATTATTTCAATAAAAATATGTCCACCTATGTTGATTATAAAATCAATCTGATTGATGAAAGTCAGTTTACCCAGGATGCAGGTGTTGCAACGGATAATATCGTTGCCGTTGGTATGACTTATCAGTTCTGATGATAACTGGTGAGTGAACAAATACAGACCATCTGCCCTCACAGATGGTCTGTATCGGTGAAAGTATAGTTTTCACCGGTCACTGCAAACGGCAATTAGCCGATTTAATTTTCATTTTATTACCTTCATTGCTTTCGATTTTTAATTGAACTTTTTTGTTCGGGGCGCATTGCGCCCCTTTTTTATGGGTGGAAGTTTATGCAGGAGATCCACGAAGAAAGTCTGAACGAGTCGGTTAAATCAGAGCAGTCACCGCGGGTGGTGCTCTGGGAAATTGACCTGACGGTGCAGGGCGGTGAGCGGTATTTTTTCTGTAATGAGCTGAATGAAAAAGGGGAGCCGGTCACCTGGCAGGGGCGGCAATATCAGGCATACCCGATTGACGGCAGCGGTTTTCAGATGAGCGGGAAGGGCAGCAGTGCCAGACCGTTGCTGACGGTGTCCAATCTGTTCGGTCTGGTCACCGGGATGGCGGAGGATTTGCAGAGCCTGGTGGGGGCCACGGTGGTCCGCCGCCGGGTGTATGCCCGTTTTCTGGATGCGGTGAATTTCGTTGCGGGCAATCCGGAGGCGGACCCGGAGCAGGAGCTGAGTGACCGCTGGGTGGTGGAGCAGATGTCGCAGCTGACAGCCATGACGGCCTCGTTTGTGCTGGCCACACCGACCGAGACGGACGGAGCGCTGTTTCCCGGTCGTATCATGCTGGCGAACACCTGTATGTGGGATTACCGGGGAGATGAATGCGGGTATAACGGTCCTGCGGTGGCGGATGAGTTCGACAACCCCACCACGGATATCCGTAAGGACAGATGCAGCAAGTGCATGCGCGGGTGTGAACTGCGCAGGAATGTCGGCAATTTTGGCGGTTTCCTTTCCATTAATAAACTTTCGCAGTAAATCCCGGTTTATGACACAGACTGAATCAGCGATTCTGGCGCATGCCCGGCGGTGTGCGCCTGCGGAGTCGTGCGGCTTCGTGATAAGCACGCCGGAGGGGGAGCGGTATATCCCTTGTGTGAATATCTCTGCAGAGCCGGAGGCGTATTTTCGTATTGCACCGGAAGACTGGCTGCGGGCAGAGATGCAGGGGGAGATTGTGGCACTGGTCCACAGTCATCCCGGTGGGCTGCCCTGGCTGAGCGAGGCTGACCGGCGGCTGCAGATAAAAAGCGCACTGCCCAGGTGGCTGGTCTGCCGGGGTGACATTCACAAATTCCGCTGTGTGCCACATCTGACGGGACGGCGCTTTGCGCACGGGGTGACGGACTGTTACACGCTGTTCCGGGATGCTTATCATCTGGCGGGGACTGAAATGCCGGATTTTCATCGCGAGGATGACTGGTGGCGCAACGGCCAGAACCTTTACCTGGACAATATGGCGGTCACCGGCTTTTACCGGGTGCCCCTGTCCTCTGCACAGGCGGGCGATATTCTGCTGTGCTGCTTTGGTGCTTCGGTACCGAACCATGCCGCCATTTACTGCGGCAACGGTGAGCTGCTTCACCATCTGCCTGAACAACTGAGTAAACGGGAGAGGTATTCCGAAAAATGGCAACGACGAACGCATTCAGTCTGGCGTCACCGCCACTGGCACGCATCTGCCTTCACGGGGATTTGCAACGATTTGGCCGCCGCCTCAGCCTGTATGTGAACACGGCAGCGGAAGCCATCCGGGCGCTGTCGTTACAGGTGCCGGGCTTTCGCCGTCAGATGAACGAAGGCTGGTACCAGATACGTATTGCCGGTTATGACACGGCACCGGAGGCGGTGTACGCCCGTCTTCACGAACAGCTGGGTGAGGGAACGGTCATCCATATTGTGCCGCGACTGGCCGGGGCCGGAAAGGGTGGACTGCAGATTGTGCTGGGGGCGGCAGCCATCGTGGGCTCTTTCTTCACTGCCGGGGCATCAATGGCGTTATGGGGTTCAGCCCTGGCAGCCGGTGGTTTTTCTGCCACCACGATGCTGTTTTCACTTGGAGCCAGCATGATTCTGGGCGGTGTGGCCCAGATGCTGGCCCCGAAGGCAAAAACACCGGATTACCGCGCAACGGATAACGGCAGACAGAACACGTACTTTTCCTCGCTGGATAACATGATTGCCCAGGGGAACCCGATGCCGGTGCCTTACGGGGAAATGCTGGTTGGCTCCCGCCGTATATCCCAGGACATCAGCACCCGTGATGAAGGCGGGGGCGGAACGGTCGTGGTTATCGGGCGACAGGGATAAAACATAAAAAAATCCCGCAGTGATCGCGGAGCTGCGGGGACAGACAAATGAAGATCAATGTTAAGGAGTTGTTTTTGTTACTCGGGCAAAAAAACACTAACGCAGCGAAATTATAAGCGCCACAGTCAGTGTGTGAAAATGTGAAGATATTCAGAATTTTTATGCCATTACCGGTTTTAACCAACAGGATTATCGGTGGGCATGAAAGAAATGTGTTTCATGCTTTTCGGGCGAAGGATATCCGACTTCTGTACGGAATGGCAAGTGGCGGTTAATTTATTCAGGGGAAGGCTGTATGGGAAAAGGTGGCGGTAAGGCACACACGCCTCGTGAGGCGAAGGATAATCTCAAATCCACGCAGATGATGAGTGTGATTGATGCGATTGGTGAGGGACCGATAGAAGGTCCGGTGAAGGGACTGCAGAGTATTCTGGTGAACAAAACCCCACTGACGGACACGGACGGCAATCCCGTGATACACGGTGTGACGGCGGTCTGGCGCGCCGGGGAGCAGGAGCAGACACCACCGGAAGGCTTTGAGTCCTCC